ACCATGACTACCCAAGAACTTTGCATACGATTGCAAAGGCATCTTGCCATTTTCAGTTGCACCAAAGATAGACTGAGCAGGTAGAATCAGTTGATAAATGTCTCCACGAATATCGTTCTCCAAGAGGACGGCAAGGCGTTGACTGAATCGGCATGCACGGGAGTCACCTTTTCCAGAACCTTTGATGTTTTGTGGGCATGAGGCACACTTGCTTGCTTGTGGTTGATCGGATTTGATGTCGGGTGTGACACCATCGTTTGACCAACAAGCGGGGGCCATGGCTTGGCCTTCTTGGTAGGTTTCTGCATAGAAAGTTCTTGATACGTTGGGGTTTGCCGCCGTAATGATAATAGGCATTGCACGGTCTTCGTTTTGTGCAATTTCTTTTCCATCGACCATCATGCGGAATACGTTACCGCGAATGGAGATACGTTTGCCACCACTGCCACCACTGCCGCCCATCAAGGCTTTTGTGGTTGCGTCTAATTGTAAGTTCTTCAGGTGGGCAGGTAGTGTGTTGCCGCCCTTAGAAAACAGTGTCATTTCGCTCATTTGGATACTCCGGTTGTTACAGTTTTGGTTTGCATCATGGCATCAAGGTCTGCGCGATTGAAACGCACTTTGTTGCCTACTCTAAAATGGGGGATGTCCCCCGTCTTGACCATGTTGTAGATTGTCTGGCGTGACATCCGCAACAGTTTTGCCACTTCTGGCACAGTCAATGATTGTTCAAGTTCCACTTGTGGTTCTCCTTATAGTTACGCTGTATTTGCTGTCAGTGTTCAAACCCAAAGGCATAAGCTCGGGGTTCTCTTCCAACAGTTGCTTCATGGTGGTCTGACTGATACGGCGTTCAAGCAGTTCGGGCATCTTGTTTTCCAAGACAAACTTGTGCATTGAATCCCAATCACTTGTCCAGTAACGGGTCTTCACTGTACGCATTACCGTACCGTGAGTGCTACCAAGACGATCAACACCGATCTCCTTGCAGATATCCAATAACTTGGTCTCCACAACTTCCATCTGTGTCTTCACCGCGCTGTCAGCTTCTTCGTAGTTACGTAGAATTTCGGCACGTTTGTCGCGCATCTTGATGTAGACGGCGACGAGTTTATCAACCGATATTGTCTCGGTCATAGCTCTCTCCTTTTTGTTTGTATATGGATAATAACCTGAAACTTTACATTGTCAAGAGTTTTTTATCTAAGTATTTCCCCGTATAAATCAATCATGCGATTGTGAATGTCTACCTTATTTTCCAGCATTTTGTACATCCTTCGTTCTACCCCACTACCTTGCAAGTGCACCACCACTGAAGGATTCTTTTGCCCCGCTCGGTGAACACGCGCATTAGCTTGGAGATAGGTCTCGACTGACATCACTGGACTCCAGTAGACGATAGTGTTGGCGGCATGCAGGGTCACCCCGTGCGAGGCCGCTTGTGGTTGGATGACCAGTACTTGTAGGTCATCTTTCGTTTGGAAACGCTCAAAGATTTCTGAACGTTTCCCCACCGACACACCGCCATGGATAACGGCTGTCGGGTACCCGTGCTTACGTAAATCGTCTGCAACCACTTCGATAGCGTGTCTGTAGGGCACAAACACTAACACCTTGTGGCTAGACTCTTCGATCACTTCACGTAACACTGCCAGTCGATTGCTTGCATCGAAATGGATCACTTCACCTGTGTCGGAATACACCGCACCACCAGATAATTGTAGGAGTTTGTTCAAGTTAGCAGCCGCGTTGACCGTAGTTATCTCCTCACCCGCCGCTTGTACGATAAGGCGTTTACGTAGTAGATCATAGTACTTCTCTTGCTGTGCAGTAAGAGGTACGTCTCGCGTTACGTAAGTCATCTCAGGTAAGTCCAAGCATTGCTCCTTTGTAAAACGTATCGCGGGTTGTAGCGCTTTATGAACAACTTGTTCTGAATCTAACTTAGGCACCCACTTGAACTGCGTGATCTTGTGCATGACTTGGTCACGGAATCTCCCATAGAAACGTGGCAACCCTTCGGGGTTCACTAGCTTGGCAATCCCGTAAGCATCCAGTGGTGACTGCGATGCGGGTGTCCCTGTCAGCATCCACAGCCATGTGTGCGGTTTCATCAAGTTGTTGAGTACCTTCCAACGTTTTGTAGAGGGGTTTTTATAGGCGTTAGCCTCGTCAATCACGATGAGGTCAAAGCCGCCCTTAATGATGTCGTTAGCGACAATCTCCACCCCGTCATAGTTGATGATGATGTACTCAGCATCCCCCTTAATAATCTCTTTACGCTTTTCGGGCTTGCCGTAGGCGATGTCCACCCTGCGGTGCATAGCGAACTTGAACAAATCATTACGCCATGCCGACTCCATGATAGACAGCGGACAGATCACCAGTACCCGCTTGATAATGCGTTTTGAAAGTAGGTAGTCCGATGCCCAAATCACTGAAGCAGTTTTGCCCGTACCCTGCTCGTTAAAACAGAACGACCGGCGATGCATCGTCAAGAAAGACGATGTAACTTTTTGGTGTGCGAAAGGTTTATACAGGCCGGGCCAGTTGTATGAAGCGTTGATGGGCGAGGGTACATCTTTGATCTTGAGGTTCTTCAAGACAATCGACTCTTCCAAATCCCAGTTCACTAAAACTTCAGCAACTTCTCCATCATCTGACACAACTTTGCTCTTTGGAATCACCGTAGTGATTCTGTCAGGGTCGCGTACCTTCAGCAGTAACGCACGGTTATCAATTATTTGCACTCTAATCTCCAATGACTAACATCCTGAACACGGTGTGTGTCAGGTTCTTTTTATAGTGTCAGGGATTCCACCTGACCCCACTTCGCTTTAACGTCTGCGTGTCCAAGACGGTCAGTTCCCCGCTGAAAGTTAAGCGGTGCTGACTGGTACGGTTATGTTGGGTGCAACCTAAAACCCCTATCTGCTACTACTCGTACCTTACCTTGCAGACTTTACGAAACCTATTTCTTCTTGCGCTCTCTTGCACTTGTCTCGGACACCACCTTATGGTTCGCCCCGCGCTTGAATGATCTGTTTGCCGATGCGTTCTCAACACGCACACCGTTCTTGTTAGTGCCGCCCTTGGACAGGGCTTTCACGTGAGCAACATCTTTGCCTTCACGCATGTCAGCCGTGCCATTACCGTTAGCATCTTTACCTTCTTTGTCCAACTTACGCCGCGCACGTTGTCGCTCCATTCGCGCTTCGTGGGCACCCGCACGTTGCTTCTCTAACTCGTATTCACGCTTGACGTTACGGTCAGCGGGGTTCTTGTATGGCATGTCAATTCCTTCCGTTATGGCTACATTCTGATACAGGACACCATGCTTTGCAAGTGAAGTTCTTCTTGGGATTAAACACCCCAGTTTCATACGCCGTTTCACGTGAAACAAGTGCACCATCTAGCTTGGTAAAGATATCAAATCGGTTGTGGACATTGAAGTCCACAGGGATAAAGTCTTTGCAGACTACGAACAACAGACCTGACCGCACCAGTTGAACTTCAGGGTAATGGATGAACACGCAAGCCGCCATCAGTGCCAGTTGTTTTGGGTCTGCGTAGCGACTGCTCTTGCCCGTCTTGTAGTCAATGACTCGGGCTTCTTTCTTGTTACGGTCGATGATCAGCAAGTCGGCTATACCCCTGTACCAAACATCTTTGTCAAAGAACCCGCAAGGTGCAAACTTACCGTCCACCTTCTTGATGCCCATCTTCAACTCACAAATCTTTTCACCGTCAATTTTCATCAGCCTCTCAAGCATGGGTTCCATATACTTGTACTGCTCGGGGATTGGTGTGCCATCCCGCACGTACTCCTCTGCGGCGGTGTGTACCGCAGTGCCGTACAGCATTGCTTCACTCTCAGGCTCTTTGATATCTTTCACCACACGCATGTGGTAATACTTCTTGGGGCACTGATCAAACAACGTGATGCTTGAGTAACTCCATGCGGGTGCTTTGTTCATAGGTTCTCCATGCGTTTTTTGTATTCAATATCAAACATCCTACTGATATGCGGTAGCAATTCTTTGAACAACTCGTTACGGTCAATCTCGGGTTTCTTCAACTGCGGCACATGCTCGGGCACAACCAACTCAAGGCCAAGATACTCAGAGAAGTCACTCAATATTGTTGCGGCAAAGTCTCGGGGCGATGCGTACCATTCATCGTCATAGTCGCCGTCTTGTGTCTCAATAAATGCCAACATCTTTTCGGTCAGTTCATCATTGGTCATGCTTGCTCCTTTAACCAAACTAGAAAGCTATCTTTTGTATCAGATTCCCACGGCATCTCTTTGATTTTTTCAGCAATACGCTCCATTGCTTCTGTCCATCCGACAGCGCGGCCCTCTTGAAAATTTGCCCAGTCAGGCATGAACCCTTGTGTGTCATCGTCTTCATTTTTCATATGTTTTTCTCCTTCAGCTTGGCTTGAACGGTTAACACAAATTCTTCGTCCCCCGTGTACGCCAAGTGGCACAAGTAATCAAGCTCTTCATCCGTCAACGACACCCATGGGCGCTGTGCCATCATCTGTTTTGCAAAAACAATTAAGGCCGCACCGTCTCCATCCAAACAATCATCAGTATGGTTGAACTTCTTTCCATCCCACTCGTGTTTTATTACAGCAACGACGCCGCATTTATCTGCCAGTTGTAATATTTCCATGTCAGTCATCATCTCTGCTCCGATGGTACAAATTTAAAATCTTTAGGTGCGTTGATAAGCCCGTAGGGGCTGGCGGTAAAGCTGTGACCTTTGTAGCAGTCATAGCAGTATTGTGTTGGCGACTTGATGTCGCACTGACACTTGCGGCAGTACTTCCACGGGTACTTCTTGACCCGCTTGGCGCGTTCTTCAGGTGTCATGTGTTTTTCTCCTTGAGGGTTGACTGCGCCATC